TCTATCTCACTTGCATAATACTTTTCTACTGGTATGCCAAGCTGATCAAGAGCAATCCGACCACAAGACATACCATCAAATAAACTCAGTACTTTCATGTCATAGACTCTTGACTGTTGTCCTCGTCAAAAAAGTTTAAGATTTCACCTTGCGGATCTACACTACCCATACCGACATTAATAATATGGTATTTCTTGTATGCTGATAATACCGTATCTACTTTTTTATTGTTGTAATCATCTACAGCTTGTTCATATGCTAGTCGCATCATCATGTATAATTCGTTAGTTCTACCCATTTCTTCTCCCCTTTTAGTTACTTAATGTATTTAAGTTGTTACGCATAGTAGACATTATAGATAAAATATTATAATATATCAACTATACACATAGAGGAGTAAATTATGAGTAAAAAAGAAGTAAATGTAACTGAGATTATTGATGAGATAATCAGCTACACAAATCCATCTAAGGAAGACTTAGAAAAACAAATAGAACAAGATAAGATCAATTACCTTGTATGGCAATGTGGTGTTGCTATCAAAGAACTGCAATCAGCAGTTGACGAACTTAACAAATCTAAGGAGGCATCATGAGTGTAAGTAAGAATGACAAACTGCGTTCTCGTTTATATGAGGATCTATTAGATGCAACCGAAAATGCACAAAGCCTGGGTGTTCCAGAATTGGTGTGGTTCGGTATATCCTTCTTTACCCAAATGGCAATAGACTGTGCCCCAAGTGTAAAAGATGGTAGAAAATTAGTTAAAGATGCGTCAAGCACAGTAAGGAAACAAGCATTATGAAAGTACCAGATATGTTAGAGGACTATCCACATAAACAAATTGGTGATGCACTTTACTTTCCACACTTAGATAATCAGACCTATCACAACGGTCCTGGTATATCTTCATCTAATATTAGAAGGTTTAGTCAAAGTCAGCTTCATGCTTTTGAAGAAGTCATTGAACCAACACCTGCTATGAATTTTGGATCTGCCGCTCATTCTTTAGTGGTAGAGGGTGAGGGTGCATTTTTTAGTGATGTGGTAACAATAACTGGATCTCCATATACCAATAGCAACAAAGCATTGAAGCAAGAAAGTCTTGCTAAAGGTTTGACTGTTATTAACGAAAAAGACAGAGATACCATATATAGCATGAAAAACAGCTTAGTAAAGGAAGCGAGAGCTCATCTAAATCCAGAAAAGGAGTATCCTAGCACTTTAGATTCACCCTACGAAGTATCTATATACTGGTATGAACAAGGTTTGCTATGTAAAACCAGAGCAGACGTTGTTTTGAATCCGTTTGACAAACCACAACCAAGTAACGGTATAGTCTTAGTTGATTATAAAACTACTGCTGATTGTTCAATCAAAGGTTTTACAAACTCTTGCAGAAGATACTCGTACGACCTACAGGCCGCTTGGTATAAACGTGGTTTTGAAGCTGCAGGCTACCAGGTTGTTGATTTTGTATTTGTAGCACAAGAAAAGAAAACACCTTTTGCAAACAAGTTGTTCAAGATGAACCATACGGATATGGAAGTAGGTTGGAACTTCTTGAGTGATTACTTGGAAGAATACAACAAGGTTCTTAATGGACAAGCACCAACCATATACAACAGTCCTAATGTTGTTGATCTAGATACTGGCAACTTTTACAGAGAAGAGTTACATGACTAAATGGCATGGTGGCAAAGGCGACAAACCTAGAGCCAAAAGTCCAGATAAATGGGATAAGGGTTGGGAAAGAATATTTAATAAAGCCAAGAAGAAAGTAACAAAAGAAAAACTAGACATAACCAAGCTTAAGAATGTTTGGGAAGAAAAGTCTACAAAGAAGGAAAAACAAAATGAACAAAGCTAAACTTGATAAATTAAAAAAAGCTAGAAATAAACTAGATAGTGCAATTTTAGGATATTGTGATGGGGATGTAGCACAAGAGCTTGACGAGGCATTTGCAATTATAGATGAAGTAATAAAAACAGAGGAACAAAATGACAGATAACGTAAACCACCCACCACACTATAAGAAAGGATCTGTTGAATGTATAGATGCTATCAAGTCAGCTTTAACCAAAGAAGAGTTCAAAGGTTATCTTAAAGCTGCTGCAATCAAATATATCTGGCGTGAAGATCATAAAGGATCTAACATCCAGGATCTGCAAAAGGCCGTATGGTATCTTAATAAGCTTATACAAGAACTAGAGGAGCTGTAATGGATCTTAGTTTTTATGCCGTAGTAGGGCTTTTACTCTTGATGATCTACGCTATTATGGAGAACAGAAAATGAATTTAAAAAAAAGAAAAAAAGAATTAGAAAAACATATTAAGTATATTGAAATAGTTTTAAAAGAAAAAAAAGATGAACTATTTTGTATAAATGTTGAAATTAAAAAAGGGGCATAAAGCCCCTTAGTCATACATCAACCTTTAGAAAGGTGGTATAGCTTCCTTAGGTGGACTCATATCTGAATCAGCTTCTGGCAAATACAATTTGATTCTTGTCTTTTTAACATTCACCACACCGTTATCGCCTTCAAACGAATCATCTATTTGTTCAGTCTTAAGAACTAGCTTCTTACCAACAAAGTCGCCATGATTCTCTGGATATTTTTTAAATACAACAGCTTTAGTAAGCCTGGTAAATATCTCCGTGCTTACTCTTTTGTTTTCTTCACTTGTAGCCCAAAGGTTATACCATTCTTTGTGATCACGATACTTACCGCCATCTAATTGCATTGTTACCAGTAAAGTCCAGTTACCTGCTTTGGACTTATATTTGTCCGTAGCAATAATCTGTGCATTGTGTTCACCATCTGGTGCTAGAGGTGTGCCACTAGATGACATTTCCTCTAGGTTATCAAAAAATTCTACATCACCGAAATCAGACATTTGTTTCTCCCATATTGTCGTTAGTTAATGTAAACCCTAACTTCTCAATTAGAGCACTCACATCTGGCTTCTCAAAACTTTCGAGTTTACCGCTACGATCTTTAGCTTTATAGCCTTGACCAAAGGTTGTTTGTAGCCATCTTGTTTGGATGTTTTTACCATCCTCATCTTGTTCTTCTATAATACGAAGAGCAAGCACTTCATCAAAGAAATACGTAATTGATTCGCCAAGCTTAGTACCCACCATTTTTGGTGCGTGTCTAAGTATGCCATCGTCATTTACTATATCTTCTTTACATAAAAATAAAACGTGCATATTAAGATCCCTAAAAGCACGCATTAAATTTGTTACAGATTCCTGGACATTACCATAGGCCATACGTGGATCTTTGCTACGAGATTTCTCCCATGTCAATAAGATCTCGCTTATCTCAGAAACTGAATCTAAGCACACGGTGTCGTATTGTAATCTGCAAGACTTTAAAGCATCGTGTAGTTCCATAACTTCTGATGCTTCTTTTACTTCAATAGCCTCTACATTGTTTGCATCTTTAATAGATAACAATCCAGCTTCAGCACTTATGACAAGCACCTTACCAGGACAAGTTTTAGCTAATGTTGTTTTACCCGCTCCAGCCATTCCATACACCAAGATTTTTGCACCTTGATCCTGTACTAACTTTTGCGGAGATACTATTCTACTTTGTATTTCCATATCTACTCCTCACGTAGTTTTAAATTTAACTTGCATATTATAACCATAATAGTTACCATATGTAAAATGTTATTTTATACATTATGTTGAAAAAGGAGAAGTTATGGAGAATACCAACATTAAAGACCAAACCTGGCAAGCCAATTATTATTTTAGGACAAAAACATTAGCAACAAGAAAACTTAAGGAATTTGAAACTATGGGGATAAAACCAAACCACACCGATAGGAAGGTTAAGAAGTATTCACTTAAAGATTATATTGAGTTTCTAGGACAAAAAGAAGCTGCATCAAAGTTTGGTTGTTCTGAAGCATCATGTAAGTCTTGGAGATATGGATATAGACAACCGACTATCAATCAAGCAAAACAAATCATACGAGCAACTGAAGGTCGTTTAGATTATGAGTCTATTTATGGATCAATATCTGAAATACTAGATACAGAAGCTTAGTGTGTTTCAGTTAAATATAACTGAGGACGACACATCCTTAGAGCAAGCACTTGCCTACTATGATGATGGTTATAATGTCGTTCCACTACAGAGATCTAATAAAAAACCACCACCTTTTCTTGGTAGTTGGGAGCAGTATAAAGAGTCCAGACCCCCTAGAACCCTTGTAGAATCATGGTTTAAAGACAGGCAGAACCTACAGGTAGCTTTAGTATGCGGTAAGTTCATTGTAGTAGATGCTGATTCTCCAGAGGCTATGGACTGGGTAGAAAAAAATATGCCTGCTTGTCCATTCAAAGTAATTACTGGCAAAGGTATGCACTACTATTATAACAAT